ACATAAAAGCCAGTAAATACGCCATCCCGATACTTCCGATACATAAATTATTTTTTTCTAAAAATTTTTTGACTCGGAGTCTAAAAGTGACTTCTATGTATCGGAAACTTGTAATATAGTAAGGTATGCCTAGGAAAAGAAGAAAAGCTGTTGCCTTAACTGAAACTCCCGATATACCTTATCCGAAAGTCCGAGTGGAGTGGATCGATTGTGTAAGTGATTCGGGCTGGGCTACTGAAAAAGAGTTTGATAGAATGAGACTAGCTATGCCAGTTAATGAAGGTTGGCTGTACTCTAAAGATAAACACTCAATTAAACTGTTTGCATCTTATGATAAAGATGATGATGGTTTTAGTTTTGGAGATAGAACTATGATTCCTCGGGCTTGGGTAAAGAAGATTCAGAAGATATAGTCTCTGATTTACCTTCAATAGTTTTAGCATTTAACAATGGTGCGTAATCCTCTAATATTTGTTTCATTTTGTTTTCTAGCTCTTGCTCTGATAAGTCCTCGAGCTTTCCTGTTTTTATTATTTTCCTGTCTATGTATAGTCCTGCCGCTTTGCCTCTATTTGTCTCTGCGTTTACAGCGGAAGAAAAAGAACCTTTTTTAAGAGCCATCTCTTTGATACGATCTAGTTCTGCAACATGACCTTCAAAAGTCACTGCATATTTTTGAATTTTTTCTTCTCTAAGTTTACCAATATATTCTACAACTAGTGGTGATAGTTTAGGGTTTGTTAACTCGTATCCTTCTTGACTACATCTATTAGGACTAAATCCTGCTATCTTTGCAGCCTCTGTTTTAGTTACCGCTCTACCTTCTTTGTCACCAAATACTAGTGTTTCAGCAAACTTTCTTTGCATTTCTGTTAATCGTTTAGGTACACCCATATTTGACAATTTAAAGTAACTATCCTATAAAGTCAATAATGAAAGTATACGGGAGAGGCCCATTAGATTTGACTAGAAGATTATCTGAATTAGAGGAGGCCGTAGAGGGCTACAAAGTTTTAGTTGAGGAGCAGAAAAAACAAATCTGGGAATTAAAAAAAGTTGTGTCTGAGAACGAAAAAAACAAAAATCTGTTGCAAGGTTATCAAAAAGTGATAGAGGATTTATCATTCAGGTTGCGTAAATAATGTTTGTAAAACACCTGCAAGAATATTTAGACAAGTTTACAGAAGGCCCAAACGGTAGTAAAGGCAACGCTGTCAGCAATGCTAGAATATATATTGCAACTAAAGGCGGTTATCTTGAAGAGATAAAACGGATTGAAGTACATGAGAGTAATAATCCCAAAGACACATCTATCCGTGTTGTTTTGAAACCAAATAGAGAAGAAAAACTTATTTTACCACCTGGTTATATAAAAGACTATTAACTAGGAGTAATACCCGATGCAATGGGGCCAGAAGCTAAACTATATAAAAAACTTAAAAGTGTTTCAAAAGATATCATTTGGACTAGAATTGAAAACTTCAGTCTACTTGGGACTCCTGATATACTGGGGTACAATAATCGTTTTACCTTTTTCACAGTAGAGTTAAAGATCGCAAGTGGCAACAAAGTTCGTCTGTCTCCTCATCAAGTTTCGTTTCATGTCATGCACCCCAAAAATTCTTTTGTGCTTGTGGAGTGGAAAGATAAACATTTGTTATTTGAAGGCAAGCAATCGCTTGCGCTTGTAGATTCATCGTTGTCATCGCTTGACCCTATTGTTGATTCGCTTGAAGATTGTGTGAAGTATTTGTCTAGCTTGTAGATTTACTCTTTTCCTTTGTAATTCCAATGTCTATTTTTTTTAGTTTTTTTCCAAGACATTAAAGTATAGATAACTTTTTTAGGTTCTAAATTACTTCTACCAAAAGCACGACTTGGTTTATAACACAGATATTTTTTGCCAGTAGATACCCAATGATAATAACTATTTTTGTTATACTTTGGTTGATGTTTTTTTATTAATTTACTTTCCAACTCTCTTGCTTTTTTACCATTATTTATAGAAATAATTGAGTAATGAGTAAATTGTTTTTTTACTAATTGATTTCTATGGCCCTCTCTAGTGTTTGTCCATTGACTATGCTCTCCTAATCTTTTACCTAAATTAAAAGTGTATCCAATATAAACTATTTCATCATTATCATATAAAAAATAAACACAATATCCTACATGAGTATGTTGTTTGTATGGAATAAGTTTAGTTTGTACTTCATAGCGTTGTGTCATTACTCATCCTCCCATACATCATCAATTATAAATCCACCTTCATTTGAGTTTTGTAATTCACTCCATTTTTCAACAGGTATTTTTTCTGCTTTTTTAATTGCCTCTCTATCATCTTTAGCTTGTACGTTTATTTCATACTGCTCATAGACTGTATAACCACCTATAACTTTATATGTTTTCATTTGTCCCCTTCTTCATTTTCACAATATTCAGTTAAGTAAGTGTCCACAGATTGCGCTGTTTCCTTATCAACATCTGTAATTGTTTCAGTGTACCAAGTGCCGTCCTCTCGTTCCATAGTTTTGACTATTGCCCAACCCGTACATTTTTTTTTCATTTTTTATTCTCCTGATAATATTGCGCGTCAATTTTTTTACTTAGCAATTCATCCTCTTCATCTGCATATGCTGTTATGTAATCTCCAAGATTCATTTTAACTTCTACCATAGCTTGCGCCTCTGCATCTTGCTCGCTATCTGCATCAAATGTTAAATCAAATCTTTTTACCCAATTTTCATCAACACTTAATGATACTCTATATTTTTTCATATTATCCCTTCTGCTCGCTCGCTTGAGCTTGTCGCTTGTTAGTTTTACAACAGACGCCCGCTTGCGCTTGCGCCTGTTGGTTCCAGACTTTTAACCAACGATTTAACGTTGTAATAGGTGCGCTGTATGACCTATTTATACAAACTTGATATTTCATATATTAAACATCTTGCACAAATCCATTAAAATTTTTAATTGCTCTACCTTTAGCAATTAATCCTACTATAATTTTTTTCGGGTCTAAGTGTCTAAGGTCGTGTTTATCCCCGTTTATAACTTTACGTCCGAGCCATTTTTTAGGTAGTTTTTTTCTAAATACTGTTGCAATATTGTATTTAGTTTTTAAAATTTTCTTAACATTATCTAAATTATTTTCCGCTTGTGAGTAAGTTAAGCTATAATTTTTTGGTAGTTTTTGAAATAGTCTATTTGTAACCTTAGTATAATCTATAAATTGGACGTTTGGATTATTTTCCATTAAATTTTTGCCGTTCTCTAATCTATAACGCTCAAATGGTAAGTCGCTTGTTCCGTTTAATCTAACAGTATATTTTAATTTTTTTCTTTTTGCCCTCTCGCTTGAGAGTTTTATTTCACGGTCTAAATGATTTAAGAATTTCAACCTATCCGCTAAAAAATAATATTTTTTATTTAATCTTGATTTTTGAAGACCCTAAAAGCTTTTTTTGTTCTTTATATTTATATTTCATACTTTCTTTTTTGTTAGGGCCTATTGCTTTTAACAACAGGCCCATTATTGCAAGGACAATAATTATTTAATATAGGGGCTTGACTTCTATTTGTCAATAGGATAGTTTGGGATTATCAAATAAATAAATATGAAAGCGAGGAAATATGAGTAAAGCACAATATCCAACTAAGTATCAAATAACGAAGTTAGAACAACGGGTAGATGAGGAAATTGACCCTATTATAGCAATGGCTGAATTAGAATTAAAATCGGTCTTAACTGAGCAAACCGAGATTGCTATGTCATATTTAGCCAAAAAAATAAAAGCTGATACTGTCATAAACAATCTACAAAAAGCTGTTGAACAATTAGAGATTGCTCAACGTCAAGCCTTGACGTTTTTCGGTAAAATAAAAGACAATAATTTAAAAGAAAAATTAAATTATAAATTTAAAGATAAAAATGATCGAGATAATTATTACAGAAGTGATAATTACGGACGGGGCATAACACCCGAAGATTGTAGAGAACAACTTAGAGATTTTGCTGAATTTATTGCACAACAGAAGGTTGAAAATATGAAGGAAGGCAAAAAATTAAAAGAGCTTAAACTATACAAAAAAGCCTCTAAGCATAAGATCTGGGAGTGTGGGGTTCCTGAACAACTACAATCTCAGTTAGAGCAGATTTTATCTGGTATTAATATAATATGGGATAAATCAAAACAGCTTAGACTTCAAAATAAAAGTTATAATTAACACTTGACAACATACGGGACAATGATTTATTGTCCCGTATATACAGAAATAAACAAATAAAGGATAATATGAAACAATTAAACTTACTAGATCCTAATTATTTTAAGGATCAAATAATAGAAAATATGAAGCGTTTAATTT